ACAGCCATGTTCGTCTCCCGAGACGATGGTGGTTAGAGCCGTCGTGGTGTTGGTAGCACCTCGGCGGCTCGCCGATGTAATGACATGCAATATTGCTTCATGTCAACACATGCATTAGTGTAGCGACATGGCGTTACAGAATGATAAGGTTTTTCAGATGCGCGCTTCCGAAGATTGGCTTCGGAAGATCGACGACTGGCGCCGCAAACAATCCGATCTCCCGAGCCGCGCCGAGGCCATTCGTAAGCTAGTTGAAGCGGGCCTTAAAACTTCGTTCTGACGCTTGGAAAACCACCGAACGTCGCAACTTCGCATTTGGCTTTCACAGTGATCTGAAGTCCATGCCGGTCATCGCGGAAGGAAGAGTAGCTGCCATCTTCTCGGGAGAATCCTTCACTCTTCGCGCTTTGCCCCGGAGAAGGCTCAAAGACACTTTTAGTTAGCGCTATGTATGTAGGGCTAACGTCGTCAATATCATACAGTACTTCGCAAGCGCCAACACAATACTTCTTAGATGATAAGTCGAGGCGAAACTCTTCTTTGTAGGCTTCGTGCGTATCGGAAAGCGTTGGGATTGAAAGCACGTGTCGATCACCTGAGCATCGCAAATTGAACCGATCGACCGCCAACGCGGGCGTGCCGATAAAAAACATAAGGATCAATAAGCGGTGCATACTGCGGGATTAACACCCTCCACTTACGTTGACAATTCAAGTGCCAGCGTGACCCGGTCGCTTGTTGAACTGCTTCCACACCTCCCACGCCGCATAAAAGTCATGTGGGGTCGATCGCCAGAACTGCTCTGCCGACCAGCCCAGCGCGACGGTGGCTATGCCTGCGAGCCTTCGTCTGCCCCGGACGGTGGGCTCTTCCTCTTCATCGTCTTCGTCCAGGGCTTCGGTTTTCCCTCGGTGTCGTAGCCCCCGCTTACGGCCTTGAAGAGGACGATGCCGATCTGCGTGCGCAGGATCATGGTGCCGCCGTTCTCTGCCTGGATGATGGACGCAATATTGGCATCCTTGAACAGCGCGGCCTCGGTGCCCTCGGCGCGCCCGTAAGCACGCAGGAAGGCGCCGATGACGGCCGCGAGTTCGCGCAAAAGGATGCGTCCGCCATTGGCGGCGTTCATCAGGGCCTCGGCCGACTTGCCGGTGAGCGCCTCGACCTCTTCGATCGCCTCCCATGTGGGCCGGAGGGTGTAATCGACACCCTCCAGCGTCACGGTTTCCTCGCCGCGCTCGCGGTTAGCCATGGTGGGCTTCCTCTTCCGATCCGAGCAGCTCCACCGCCATCGCAGCGATCGGCTCAAGAGCTTCACCCTGCGGCAGCAGTTCGCCTATTCCGGCGACCGAGTAATCACCAGGCTCTTCGAGCAAGAGAAAGAGCGCCCGCGACACCAGCGCAGGCGTCGGATCGGGGCGACCGATGAACGCCGCCAGCTCGGCCGGCGAGCAGCCGGTGGCAGCGAACACGCGCGCCGCCAGATCGGCGGGGCGCGTGAGGGCGAGCTGCTGCCCGCCCACATCGACGCTACTCATCAGACCGCCAGCGTGTCGGTCGTCGGTGCAGTCGCCGGCACGAATTCGAGGCTGACGCCGACCGGCGCATTCTGCCCGAAATCGCCCGAGGTGATCCCCGCATACATCGAGCAGGCGAAGATTACGTCGCCGCTGGCTCCGGTGGTGCCGCCCTTACGGACCTGGATGTTGAAGGGATCACCTGCCTGGACGAGCGTTTCAAGGCGCGTGTAGCCGGTCGCATCAGGGAGATCGGGAATGAGATCGACGGTCCAGCCGAGATCGGAGAGGTTCATCTGATAGGTCTTGTAACCCCCCGAATCCTTCGTCGAAGTCTCGACCTTATCGCGGCTGCCGCTGCGCTTCAGGTTCTTCTGGCCCTTCACCAGATTGTAAGTTCCTGGCGTCGCGCTCTCGATCCAGAGCATATATTTGTTTGCGTTACCCTTCGCCATCTTAGCTTCTCCATATGAAAAAGCCGCGCTGGCGAGGCGCGGCGGAGGTTGAACTTAAGGTGTGGTCAATCGTCAGCCGGACGCCTGGACGAAGGTCAGAAACGTCTGCGTACCGAGATAGACCGACGCATCGACCTGCTCGCACGTCGAAGATTGCTCGACAGGGTCATCGATCAGCACGCCATCGGCCGTGACGGACTGGCGATCGAGACTTGCCTTGATCCTCGCTTGGAGCAGGCGGACGGCTTTGCGCGATGACCCCTGACCCATGACGTGGATCGTCGGCTGATGCTGCTCGTAGGGGCTATCCTTCGAGCCGAGATCGGTAACGGTGTGCGGGCCGAAATAGACGATGTTTTCGGGCAGGACTTCGTCCAGAGGCAGGGCATCGACGACCTTTACGGGGGCGACGGCCGCCTCGATCAGGGCAAAAAGCGCCGTTTGCAGCGTCCATGCGAAGTCGATCGTGTCAGTCATCGCCTACGCCCCCCGCAGCCTTATGCAGCACCCGATCCATCAGCCCGCGATATTCCGGCAGGTACTGGCGCCGAAAATCATCGTAGCCGGCGCGCACGATATGATGCGCCGTGATCTGGCCTTCGATCATCGTGAACGGACGATCGCCGCGCCGATGGGGCACCCTCACTGCTTTGCTCGGCCTGCCGACATCCAGGATGTGGGCACCGAAGAATTGACGGCCCAGCGCCTTGGTCAGCAAGCCGACCTTCAGCGACATGGTCTTCGGCAAGAGGCGGTACGCAATCGCATTCGCGGTTTTGCCGGTTCGCTTGCCGACGCGGCTCCGCATGTTCGAAGCGAGGACCGGACCGGCGCGGCCCAGCAACCCATTGCATTCCGCCACGGAGCCATCGGGCAACGCGCGCAACAGACGACGAAAGCTGGCGGCGCCCTTGATGCTCGAACGATGACGATGCCCGCTCATCCGTCCGCCGCTCCGCTTTCCGCCATAATGACGAGCTGCTCACGATCGCGGTTCGGATCTTCGCAGGATCGGATGTTGAGCGGCGCGCCCTTCAGCAGGATGCGGCAATCTGCGGTCACGGTGTCCCGAAACCGGATGCGGACACGATAGAATTGCGTTCGCCGTTCGACGCCGAGCCGGAAACTTTCACCCCCGGTAGTCGGGCTCACTTCGGCACGAAGCGGCTTGTCACCGCCCCACGTCGTGGTCTTGCCCCCTCCACCATCGGGCGTCTTGGTGGGCCATTGGATAATAATCCGGTCGCGCAGATTCCCGGAACGAAGTCGCTCGTAGGGCATCAGAGCGACACCATCCGCCAGGCCGCGAGAAGATCACGAACGCCCATAGGGACCTCGACCGCCGCAGCACGCTCGCCGACTTCGACCGAGGATCGGTTGCGATTGAGATGATCGACGATCATGAGGATCGCAGCATTGATCGCGGGCGGCACGGCGCCGTCGTCGAAACCGGCCTTGAAGGTGATAACGACCGAATCGAGCCCGCCGTCGGGATGGGTGCCGGGCCAGCATGTGCCGACTGCGGAGGAGAGGCGCGCGGGGCGTTGAACGGCCGCGAGCCGATACTTCTCCGCCGTGAGCGTCTGATTGGTGCCCGCGGCATCGATATACGCCACGGATACAATCGAACGGATAGGCCAAGCGTAAAGCCGCAGGGCAGGGGTAAAAGCCTCGAACGCCTGCTGATGAACCTGATCATCGCCGAGATCCGGATCGAGCACGAGGCCGGTGTAGCTTTCGACGAACGCCTTCGCGCTTTCGATATAGCCTTCGATCAGATCGTCGAGATCGCTCTCGTCCTCCTCAAGCCCCAAGTGCTGCTTGGCAAGCTCGAGGGAGACGAGAGCGACCATCGATCAGGCCTGCGGCGCTTCGGCCCGCTTCGCCACGATGGCTTCGCGGATCGCGGCGGCATCGACGCCCTCGGCATATTCGACATTCTCATCTGCGGCGATCTTGACGAGGTCGTCGCGGGTGAGCGTGTCGGTCAGCTCAGGGGGAAGCACGGGAGGCGGTGGCGGCGCAACAGGGGCCGGCGCGGGCGCTTCGACGTCGGTGACCGGACGGCCCTCGATGTCGGTCAGCCGACCCTTCTTGTCGAGGAAAGCGGCGACGCCCCGAACGACGAAATGTCGTTCGGAGCTTTCGCTGCGATCCTTGACCACCTGCCCGGCGGTGAAGCTCTCAGGCGACGCCGACCGGGTGCGGTAGTCCATCAGGAACTTGATCATGATAAACCTCCTCAGCTGATGACGCTGTCGACGGTCGCGGCCTCATGCTTGTCGGCCGAGCCGTAACGCGGATCGAAGCCGAGCATGATCGCAGAGACCAGCGAGGCGGCCGTCGCGACAGTCAACGACAAGCGCACGAAGCGAAAGCCATTCTCGCGATCGAGATCATCCTGCCGGACGTTGATCGCGGCCTGCTTGCCGCTGTCGCTGCTCGCCTGGGTAAGCTGCGTGATGGCCAGACCGGCGACGTCCTTTGCACCGGTACCGCTGCCGTCGGACGCCTGCTGGATCTTGGCATCGACCGTTGCGCTCGATCCAAGCACGCCGACCGAAACCAGCGCCATAACGGTAAGGAAGTCGCGCATGTCGACCCAGCCGGTCGTGACGGTGCCGGCCGACGCGCTGACGGGGGCGATGAGGCCCACGACAGCGACGCGCTGGGAGGGATTGAGATTGGACATCGTGTGTCTCCTTCCGGTGTCGATCAGGCGCGCTCAGCGAGCGCGACGAAGTGGCTCTTGGTAGTGCTGCCGTGGGCAGGCTGCACCGGGGCGGACAACACCGGCTGGCCGCCCGCGCGAAAGATCCAGCGGAAGGCACGGATGTTGTAATCGAAGTAGAGGTGGATCGATTCCGCGAAGCTGACACCGTTCTGCTTGCGGAACGCCTCGTACCCGTTCGGATTGACAAACATCAGATCGCCGACGTCGCCGACCGACTGCGCATGCTCGGTGAACATGATCGGGCGGCCGAGCAGGGTGCCACCTGGGCTTGCCTGATAGTTCGGGAACCAGAGCGGCTGGCCGAGCTGCGACTGCAGCTCCATGATCGCGGGCATCGTGTCCGAATTGGCGAGCCACACCGCCTGCTGCGGATTGATCATGCGGGCGAACATCTTGGCAATGTTCTGACGGACGATCGAATCGGCGGCCTGCGAGCCTTCCTCCGCGACGGTGATGAGCGCGGACGAATTGAAGAAGCCGAGGGGCTTCGAGATGCCGTCGCCGTAGATATAGGCATCGCTGAGCTTCCAGCGGATCGCGCCGGCCGCCTTGTTGGTGAGCAGATCCGCGACCCGGGGCGCGTCCTCGAGCAGCTCCTCGGTCGCCAGCACGAGCGCATAAAGCTCGTTGAGCGGGGTCTCGCGCGGGGTGAGGGACATGCGCGAGGGCTGCATCTGCTCGGCTTCGACGCGCCAATGCGCCTGGACACCGGAGGTGCCCCACGGCGTACTCTCGTCACCGAGACCGATGACGCGGTTCGACGCCGTCGGCGACGGATCGATCAGGTTCATGAACGGATCGTCCTCGCCATAGACGAGGTCGACGATCTGCTGCCGGAATTCGGCGGGCACGAGATAGGAGCCCGCGGCGTCGCCGGTCTCCATATGGACGTTGGTCGGTGCGGCGAGGCGATCGTCGATGCGGAAAGCCTGACCCGCCTGTGGGTTGGCAAGCCGAACGGCGCTCGCGAAGTCAGCGACACTGGCGAAGCCGCCATTGTCGAGAGCGGGTCTAGCCGTAGCCGGGACCGTTGCGGGCGGGCCGGTGGCCGGCGGCGTCAGGGCGGTGGTCCCACCCAGGGCGGCCATCTGGTCGCTGAGCTGCTGGGCCTTTGCGATCTGCTTGGTCAGCCGATCGAGTTCGGCGGCGTCCTTGACGTCCTCCGCCTCTTCGTCCGCCGTCAGTTCACGGTTCTCTGCAATCGCCTTGGCGAGGCGATCCTGCTGGCGCTTGCCCACCGCACGCGCCTCGTTTCGTAGTGCTACGAGGTTCATTTCTTCCTCCAGAAACGGGCGCGCGCGCCCACGAAAAAGGCCGCCTCGTCGGCGGCCTTGCTTACCCCTGCCAATATCGGCGTCGGGGAACTCTTAGATGACGGCTGCGGCCTCCAGCGCCGCGGCGTGACGTCGCATCAGCGCCAGGCGCGATCGGCTGGATCCGTATTTCGCGACGACGTCGCGGAGCGTCATGACGCCGTCGATCGCGCCATTCTGCGTCGCTCGCTGCGCCGAGAAGGTCTTGCCCTGACCGTGAACGGCGGGAACGTCCGCCGCGGCCATGCCACGGCCGCGGGCGATGGCGGCAACGAAGTTCTGATTACTGTCGTCGACCGACTCCTGCAGCTCGGCGCGATCCTCATCGCTCAGCGGCGCATAAGGATGGCCCGCGATCTTATCGGGCGAGGATGCGATCAGCGTCGTCTTCATACCGATCTTGTCTTCGAAGCCCGAAACGTCGGTGTGGCCGCTGCGAACGCCGACCGAGCCGACCTCGGCCGAGGGCTCGGCATAGAAGGCGCTGGCCTGTGTGCCGGCCCAATAGGCGGCTGAGAAGGCAAAGGGTTTGGCGACCGCGACGACCGGCTTGAGCTGGCGCACGTCGAATATGGCATCGCCCATCTCCTGCATCCCGAAAACGAGACCGCCTGGGCTCGCGATCGGCATGACGATCGCGCCGACCTTGGGGTCGGCGCCAAACTCACGAAGGCGGTCGGCGAAGACATCGGAATAGGTGCCGGTGCCGCTGATGATGCCCTTGGGCGCGATCATCCCTTGGATCGGCATGATGACGGTCGCGCCATCACGGATCGGGTCGGCCTGCTTGGCCTCCTGCCGCAGGCCGCCCGCGAGCATCCGCAACGCCTCGGGCAGCATCGCTTCGAGCGTGCCGCGCTTGAGCATCGCGTCGAGAAAAGCAGGATGCATCGCCCAAAGGGCGGAGGAGGCGAGTAGATCACCCATTGGTCGTGCCCGTTCTGTCCTGTGGTGAGGTTTCCCCGCCGGTGAGCGTATCCCCGGCGTGGTTCGAATTGAGCGGTGTGCGTGGGTCTTTCGACCAATCGGTATTGAGCGGCTGCATATTGAACCAGCCGGTGCGGATGTCGTCGATCGACAAGATGCTGGACGTCCGTGCGAGCACGGCGTTGCGCCATTGCGTCGCGCTGTCGCCGCGCAAGATCGAATCCAGATTGAAGCGCACCTTCAGCGAACGGCGCTGGCTGGGCGTCATCAAGCGCTTTGGGATCGCCTGCTCGATCCGTCGACACCACGGGCGCAGCGCATGGCGAACGAACGCACGCGTTTCCTGCTCGTCGTTCTTCACGTCCGCGCCATCCTCGCCGTACATCGAGCGCGGGACACGCCAGTAGCGACCCATCTCGACAGTGCGCTGCTTGATCAGCTCCGCGAGCTGCGCGTCGACATTGGTCGAGGAGACCTGTGTGTACTTAAGCCCTTTTTCGAGGACGGGCGTCTGACCGCTACGCCATTCACGAACACCCTTTTTGAGGCGCTCGACCGTCTCTTCGGTCTTGAACTCTTGCTCAGTCGATAGAATGCCGGATAGCCGCGCATTGTTCTGAAAGAAGCTGCGTCCCTGCATTTCGAGCGCGAGAGCGAAATCCATCGACCCTTTCGCCATCCGCCAGGGGCAGAGCGGGCGCAACGTCGCATCAGAAAGCCCTGTGAACCAAAAAAGCTCGCCCGGCCCAAGCTGGCGCGCAGGTGCGTTCCACGGTTGGTAGTTCACCGCCATGCCCCGCTCGCCCCACAGCGAAACAGTCCGCAGCGGATCAAGCAGCCACATCTGCATTTCGCCATCGGACCCGATAACCGGCTCGGCGAAGGCCTCGTTTCGAAGCGCCGCGGCGAAGGCCATGCTCGACCAAAATTCGGCGCTCGTCTGAAGAGGGTTAGGACCATAAGCAATCATGTCGGCGAAACTGTCTTCGACCGGGTTGCCCGCCATATCGGTGACATCGATGTCGACACTGCCGACCGCCTCCGCGATGATGCTCACGACGAAGTTGACCGCCGAGATCTTGGCGGCCTCCTGCGGCGTCGATACGCTTGTCGGGATCAGCGAGAAAGTTAGATCGGGATCACCCCAGAAGCGACCGTCGACGATGCTGCCATCGGTGACGTTGGTCGGTGCCGACCGCGACGCGATCTGGATGCCGCGGGCGCTATTGAAGCGGTAATGGGCATCCTCCCGATATTTGTCGGGCGAGGTGTAACCGCTCATCTCGCCTCCATCAGACCATGAGAATGCCGCGTTCCTCGTAGATCGAGGAGCCGGCGGCTTCCGGGTTTCGTTCCATCAGTTTGGTGGCGTTGAAACCCGCGACGAGCGGGTCGATCTTGGCCTTGCCCGCAGATTGCTTGGTGATCGCCACCGCATTTCCCTTTTGCTCGGCCTTCGCGTTCGAGACGCAGAAGGCCATCAGGCGCGTGCCGCCGTGTGCGGCAGTGCCGGCCTCCAGCTTTCGCTGGAAGGTGACGATCGCCGAATTCATGCTCATCGCGCCCTGGCTGATGCCGAGGATGTCGCCCTTGGCGCCGTCCGAGACTTCGAAGCCCGCCGCGATCAGCGCATCGAGCAGCGCACCGAGCGCGGCCGGATCGACGCCGATGCCCAACGTCTCGGGCAGCAGCCCGGCATCACGGACGCGAACGCAGATCGCGACCATGCCGGCGATGTCGGCATCGACCTCGCCCTCCGGACGGGCGAGAAACTCCTCTTCGCCGCCATCGTCGAGCAGGCGCTTGCTCACATTGGCCGAGACATCGGGATCGCCCCAGAAGGTCAAATCCTTGTCGGCCGCGAAATCCTGCAGCGCAGGAGCTATCTCCTTGCGAAGCTCCAGCACCTTGCGGTGCGCCCAGGCGTGAAACCAGTAGAGCCAGACCTTGGTGCGACGATCGCGGCCAAGCACACACAGGCCGCTCAGATCGTCCAGGCCGCCTCCGTCGATACCGATGACGACGACTTCGGCGCGGCGCAGCAGCTCGTCGAGATCGCGCAGCGGCTCGAACGCCGCCGCCTCCCAGAAATCGGCGCCCGCCCAGCGGTCCCGCCTGAGGCGAAGACCGATCTCGACGTTCAGATGCTTGGCGAGGAAGACTTGCTTGCCTTCGCCCTCGCCACGAAGCTCCTTCTTCCACTCGCTTTCGAGCCATTCGCGATCGACCGAGCGGCCCATGTTCGGATTGGTGACGTACCAATTGTCCGGATCGAGATAGGCCTGGCTTTCCAGCATCGCCTCGGGCCATTCGAAAAGCATGCCGATGCTGGACGGGTCGTCGATCTTGCCGTCGCGAACGTCGCGGAAATAATCGAGCTTCGATTTGAAGATCCCCGCAGGCGGCTCGTCGCTATGCGTGGTCAGATAGATGATGAAGCCCTCGGGTCGCGAGATCGCGCCGCCAGTGGCTTCCCGAAACATCGAACCCGCGTTGGGCCGCTTCCCGAAAATCCATAGCTCGTCGATCAGGACGAAGCCGGCCTTCGTGCCCGACACGGTATCGGTGTCAGCGGCGACGACTTTCAGCTCCGCCTCGGTCACGCGATGCTTGATCGTGCGGACATGGTCCATGACGTGCAGCAGCTCGACCAGCTCGGGATCGGCCCTGACCATGGCAGAGGCGGGGTTGTAGCTGTTGTTCGCGACCTCCTTCGTGGGCGCGAGGATCAACAGTTCGTTCTGGTGTCGCCAGTTGCGGATCAGCGCGGTGACCATGATGCCCGCGGCGAGCGTCGATTTGATGTTCTTCTTGCTGATCAGCAGCAGAAATTCGCGGATCAGACGGCGCGCGCGCCGGGCATCGTAGGCACCGAAGATCGCGAGCACAAAATCGAAGACGTAGGGCTCGCATGCCTCGCCGAACGTCGGCTGGCCGGGCACGTCGACGATGCGCAGCGACTTGAAGACGGCGAGTGCGGCCTCGGCCTCGTCCGGAAACAGTGGATCGAACGGGATCAGCGAGCGGCGCTCGACGATCCGCTCTTCCCAATCCGGGCAGGCGGTCGACCAGGTCGGCACGGATCAGGTCAGTTGAACAGCGGCGCCGGCGGCGGGGCGAACTTGCCCTTTACCTCGGCGGCGGCGATCTTGCGCTCCTCTTTCTTGCCGATCCGCTGCGCCTTCGGCTTGGCCTCCGCGCGGCTGGCGATGCGATCGGATAGCTGGCGAAGCGCACCCTTCTCGACGCGCTTGTGCAATTCCTTGTCGGCGGCGACGCTGCCGGCCTCGGCCGCCTTGTTGAGACGGTTCAGCTGCGTCGCCTCCAGCCGAAGCCGGGCGGTGCGCCACTTCTCGACCTCGGCAAAATAATGCTTTCGCAGGGTGGGCACTGAGATGCCGATCGACTTGGCGGCGGCCTTCACGTCATGGCCGGCTGCGAACATCAGATTGATTTTATTGGAGTTTTCTTGGCTCCAGCAATGTTCGGGGCGACCGGGGCCGTCACGGGTCTCGCGCAGGGGCTCGCCGAACAGGTCGATCCGTCCGGAAATTCCGTCTGCCACGAAAAAAATCTCCAAATGCCATAGGCGCGGGTGTTGGAGCCCGGCGCCCGCGAACTTTTCACCCCCCCCGCCTATCGGGCGCCGCGCTCCTGCCGCTGCTTCCAGCCGTCGTGACAAGCCTTGCAGAGCAACCAGAGGTTGGTTGGGTCGAAGAACAGCGCCTCGTTGCCACGATGCGGCTCGCGGTGATCGACGACCGCCTCACCCTTGCGCCCGCAGACCCGTCCGCATCCCTCACGCTGGCAGGTGTAGTGATCGCGCCGGCGCACCATCGATCGAAGCTCGCGCCACCGCGCCGAATTGTACCACTCTCGCCAAGGAAGCGACGATCGCAGTTGATCGCGCTGCCGTTCGCCCTCGGGCATGTAAGCCACCGATGGGCGCAGGGTGCCGATCGATGGCTTCAGCGTCGTCAGTCGAGCCATGGGCCACCGAAAGCGCGACGCTCCATCGACGGGATCAGCGGGGGAGCCGGCACCGATGGAGCGTCGCTAGTCTAGGAGAGTTCCGGTGCGTCGCCATAGCTTCGCCCCAGCCTGACAAGAAATACGCCCTACAGACCCCTAAAACGAACACCCTAAATTTGATCGCATGCGAATTTTAGGGCTAGACATACCTTTAGGGTCTAAGATCAATTGCTTACGGGCGACGCTCGCACAATGAGCGCGCGCACGATGCGGTCGATCGCCCGCCCATAGGTTACGCGCAGAACGTCCTTCGATTGCGCCGATCGCATCGTCCGCTGGATATCGCCCCACAGCACGCGCGAGCCCTGCTGGCCCTTCCACTGGCACACGGTATGGACGAGCTTTCGCATCTGACCTCTCGGCGGCAGCAGCTCCACCCAAGCGAGCGCTTCGTTCATTCGATCGACCTCGGCATTGTCGAGTGCGCCGCGCTGCTTCGCCATGTCGTCGATCACGTCGGCGAGCAGCTTGGCGTAGGAGGCCGGCTCGGCATCGGTCTGCCGGGTTACGTCGGCATGGCCCTGCCCGAGATGCCAGGGAGCATCGCCCGCGAAAGGCGAGTGTCCCGACCGAACATGCCGATCGAGGAAGCCCACCGCTTCGATCAGCCGCTCCTCGACGAGATCTGCCGTCCACCCGACCAAGCCAGAGCCCTGCTTGTCTTCTACTCCCACCACTACCCCCAACATATTGAATTCCATTCTCTCTCATGATGACGGCGGGTTAGGTGATGGCCGCCGCGCATGCCTGCGCTCGCCCATCTGAGCGCTTCCATTTGGGTTAAACCCGCCGTTCCGCCGTCAATCCGCCGTCATCCCTGCAATTCCAATCACTTAGCGCCGCCGCAAACCGCCGTCGCACCCGCCGTCATCGTGCCGAAAAGCCGCCGTCGCGCGCCCTTTCCGGCTCCGAGAGGAGACCTCGCCGTACCCGCCGTCATCCCCGAACCCGCCGTCAAAGCGGCTGCTACGGCGGGTTGACGGCGGGTTGAGAAACCGATCCGCCGTCGCGTCCGCATCAACATCTTGTGGTCAGTCTGGGAGTTCATCGCGCGCGCTCCCGCCTGAAAAAGTCGAGGGCTCCGCCCGACCAACCACCCCACCATCAGATTGGGCCGGGGCGGCGGCAGACGGCGGCGCGGCAGGCGCGGGGGCCGCGTCACGCCCGCGCTCCTCGATCGTCTTGAGCCGGATGCCCATGCGATGGCGCTTGCCCACGCGATCCTTCTTCTCGCCGTGCTGCTTGTCGCGCAGCCACCGGCCGAGCTTGGCGGGTGTCGGGATCGGGTCGATCTCGGCTCCCTCGCAATAGACCTTGAAGCTGGCGTGCAGCTCGCCGGAAGGCGTCATGGCGGTGGGGTCGCTGGTATCGCAGCAATCCATATACCATTCGCCCATCGGGCTCGCCGAGGCGCGATATTGCAGGCTGAATTCGGTCGCCGTCGTCGAGATCGGCAGGCGCCTGGTCTCCAGCCACTTCAGCGTGCCGGCGATCATCCAGTTCAGAATGCCGCTGCCCTCGTCGTCCACGAAATGAGCGACCAGCTCCTCGAACGGCTGCGAAGCCGCACCGCCCTTGTCGAACTGATAGCTCCACGGGATCGGCACGACGCGCCGCCAGAAGCCGTCGTCGTCGCTGGGCACGGCCGGAAGCTGGTTGACTTCGACGATGAGCTTCCACCGCGCCTTATATTCGATCTCGGTCTTGTTCATCGGCCGGCAGGTGATCGTGCTGCCCGTCACCTGCTTCAGCCGCCCACCATTCCACGTCGATCGCGCCGGGGGCTCGTCGCAGATGACGAGCCGGATATCGCCCTGCAGGCGCGCCAGGTCGCTCGAATGCTCGCTGCCCGATTTTTGCGTTCCCGATTGGAGGAAGGTTTCCACCTGGGCGTGACGATAATAGTCGCCGAAGAGCTTGCTGATCGTGTCGTCGGTCAGCGATTTGCCGTCGCCGCCGCGCCCCTGGAACGTCACCCATTTCTGTTCGCTGGTGAGGGCGGTCAGGCAATAGCCGTACCAGCATTGCAGCAGCTCGCGCTGGTCGGCGGCCGGCTGCACCAGCACCATGCGCGCTTCCCAATCCGGGCACTTCGCCTCGGGATCGTAGACCACGTTGGCGATCTGCATGATCCGATCGGTCGGGTCGTGCGGCGCAAAGCGCCGCTCCCACCCACCACCCTCGACGAAATGGAAGCGGAGCGTGCCGTTGAGGGCGTTGAAGGCCAGAGGATCGCGGTCGAAATCCTCCAGCCGGGCCGAGAGCGGCGTCTTGGCCTGGCTGAGCATACCCGCCGTCATGCTGGCATTGCCGCTCTTCACCGCATGTTTGCGGAGCGCGACGGCGCGATCCTTGACGACGCCGATCGGCAGCGCCTTCCCGAACTCCTCTTCCGGAATCCACTCGGTCTTGCCGTCGTCATAGCGATCGACAACCGATTCCAGCGCCAGCGCCTCGGCATCGATATGGTGGGCGACATCGTGCGCCAGCCGGATCGCCATCCGCTCGCCGTCGCGTGACGACCAGCGGCGGCCATCATAGCCCACCCAGCCCACCTCCTCGACCCACAGCAGCAGGCCCTTCGCCAGCTTGTCCAGCCGCTTGGCATTGCCCAGGTCGTTCGTGTCGAACCACGCCATCGCGCGCGGGTCCTCGACCGGCATCGGGATCATCGCGCCAGTCATGACCCGCTCTCCCGCGCGAGCCGGGCCATCTCGGCCAGCGCCATATGCCCCTTGCGGGCCTCCGTCGCCTTGGTCAGCTTCGCCGCCGCCACCTCGGGGGGGGCGATCGTCACCTCGAACACGCCCTGATCGTTGCGCTTGAAGTCCAGCGTCCCACCCGCCGCCGCGCCGGTACCGGAAGCCTGCTCATAGGTTTCCAGTAGCGCGTCGCCGGTCATCACCTCGTCGGGCGTCAGGCGCGCGCGCTCCGAAACCTTGTTCAACGTCTTCTGATCGAAGCCGTCGTCGCGCATTTCCTTGTTCAGCTCGCGCAGATCCGCGTTGATCGCCTCCCGATCATCTTCGAGGGCGTGGCGCCGTTTGATATAGGCTTTGAGGCGATCGGCAGCGGCCATGTCGCTGCCGGGATCTGCCCGCTTTTCCGGTTCGGGCATCAGGCGTCTTTCGCCTCCAATTCGGCAAGCAGCTTCGCGAGATCGGTCCGGTCGCCAATCAGGGAAAGCGTGAGCGGGCGAATGGCGGTGAGCCACAATCCGTCGATCGCTTCAGCCGTCGTGGCGCCATCGGACAGGGCGCGCAGCGTCCCGGCCGCGACTGCCATCGCCGAGGACGCACCTGCGATGGCGCACAGGGCGCAGCCATTGGTCGTCAATTGCAGCGCGAAGTTGCGATGAATCGCGTCCTCGACATCATCCGCGCATTTCATGGCGAGATCGTTCCCGATCACAGCGCGATCGCTGAGGCCAAAGCTCACTTTGCGGCCTCCAAGCTGGCACGTTCGACAACCTGATCGACAGCGACCTGCAATCGCTCCTCGGCCGCCTCGACTGCTGCCAGGGCGTCCTTTTCTTCCGTCTTGGCCGCATCAAAAGCGGTGATCGCGCGATCGTATCGTGCGCGGGCATCGACGAGGGCTTTCGCCGTCGACTCCACCGTGAATTCTTCGGTCGTCACCCCATCCTCCCCAGATCGTTGAAATCCATGCCCATCGGCGGGCGGGCCGCGGTGACGCGGCGAACCCCGGCAGCGCGCCAGCTCTTCACGAGCAGCTCGGCTGCGATCATCGCGCGTTCGCCCGTGGTGATCGCGCGCCGCACCACAGGGCCGCCGCGCCGTTCGATCACCGGCATGCCCAACGGCTGGCCGGTGACGCGATCGATCGTGCCGAGCAGCGGTTTCATGTCCGCATCGATCAGCCCCGTCACAGGCCCATCGTGGGCGAAGGTGAGGGCTCGCGCGCCGGTCGGCGTCGGGCGGATATCGTAGAGCGGCGTCACGCCACCCTTCAGCGTGGCCCACTTGCCCGTCAGATTGTCGAGGCTGAGCATCGCCAGCCCGCAGGCATCCTCGGGTGCCCGGCAGAAATCCATGCCGCTGAAGGTCGTCTCCGTGCCCTCGCCGTTGAACAGTGCCACGTCGGGCCGATAGCGGCCCAGCACGGCGCACCCGCCCATCGCCGAACCGCACATCTTGCGCGCCTCATAATCCTCACCGTCCCAGCGCTTGCGCTCCATCTTGCCGGTCAGGTCGGGCGACAGGAACGTCAGGTGGATGCCGATCGGGCGCCATGGCCGCTGGTCGGGATCGTCGGGGAGAGCCACCGGCCTGCGGATCAGCAGCGCGATCGTCGGCGCCTGCGGCACGCTGCCGGGCTTCTTATCGACGGCCCATGCAGAGATCGGCGCCAGGCGCGCGAAGCGGAAGTCGCGCAGCCGCTCTTCGGTCAGCCATTCGGCGGGCACCTTGCGCGCCATAAAATAGGTGCGGATCGCGTCGAAATCGCGCGTTCCGGCCTCCCACACCGTCCGCCCAAACGTGGCGGAATCGACCATCTCGCGCGATGGTGCGCGACGCCGATGCGGGGATCGCTCGCGATGCACGGGCGAGGCCTGCAGGCCATCGAGCCCGTTATCCTCCTCCAGCCGCTTCAGCGCGTCGATAAAGGGGACGTTGTAGAAATCCTGCACGAACTTGATCGCATCGCCATGCCAGGGGCATCCCCAGCAGCGCGCATACGGCGTGTCGCCATCGGGATAGACGGCGAAGCTGTCCGACTTTGACTGATGGAACGGGCATTGCCCCCGTGGCTTGCTGCCGTTGCCGAGCTTCACCCCGGCGCCCGCGATCAGCGCGACGATATCGACCCGCTCGCGCACCTTATCGACACGGGCGCGGAAGGCTTCGGAGCTGCACGAGGTGTTCATATCGACACCCGAAATGATACAGGTTCGTTATGGGAAACGTAGCAAAGGCCTTGGGATTGATCGCAGCCGGCATCGCAGGCGGTTTGCTGTTTACCGCTGTATTTCGCCTGCTGCCGAGAGCCGACGCCGCCGCCTGGTTGAGTCTCGCTGGCACCGCGATCGGTATTTTTGGGGCGATTCTCACCGCCGTCTACATCGAGGATCGTAAGGCAAGCGCCGCCAGGCGGGCTGACCTCACGCTTTTGGCTCATGCGCTGTTCGATATCTCGACGCGTTTCGGCGTGTTGTTCGGCGGAGAGGCAACGAAGCAGGTGCTTTTCATGTCGATCGAAGCGCACGATGCGCAACTGGACAACTGCATCACGTTTCTTGACGAGGCGCGCTCGGCGCTGACGACACCGGACTTCGCTACGTTGAATGCGGTTAGGTTGGCCCGCAATGCCCTGCATGACAGTCGGTCGACTGCCGCCCGCCTGACTTCCAATGTGGCGCTGGCGGATGAGACCACCGACCTCACCGATCTCGGCGACATGGTGAATCGGCTCGGCCAATCGGTGCAGATCGGTATCGGCAACGCGCTCTCCGAGATCCGCTTCGACGAGCTGGCAAGGATGGCGGTTCGCCGAAATTGAGAACGTAGCGAGTGAGATCATGCCGTCACCTCGTCGGCAGGATAATCGTCTGGACGCTCGCGGCTTCGCCGGCAGGGCGCGATCCAGCGCAGCTGCGTAGGGAATTCGCCGTCGATCCAGACAAGCCAGGCGTAGGCCGTCGCGGTCGATCCCTCGGGAGCGAGTCGGCCCTTGTGCATCACGACGCGCTCGGTGAACTGTAGGACGAAAGTCGGCGGGTTCTTAGAGAAGAGGCGTTCATACCGCCCTTGGCCTTCGAGGAAGGCGACGCGAACGATGATCGCAAAGCCGATCCGGCTAGTGGCGGCGGCGCGCGCGATGAACTCTTCCGCCAAGCGAAAGGGCGGGTTCGTAATGGTCCAGTCGACGGTGTCGAGCGGTGCCGGAAACAGGAAATCGCGGACGGGAAAGCCGGCGCCGTAATCGTGCACGTCGGACGCATCGACGCTCCCGAAATACTCCCGAAGGGGGCGGACCATATGGCCGCGATTCGCCGCGGGCTCGCGACACGTCATCGTGTCGAGCGCGAATTCGAAGCCGCTGTTCAGCAGCCAGACGCACAGCGCCCGCGTCGCCCAGGGCGGCGTCGGGAAATCGTCGAGGCTGTTATGGGGCTCGACACGCTGCTGCATCACGGCGCTGCTGCGGTTCTGGGTCACAGCGCCCCCGTGGCGATACCGCCCAAGGTAAATTCAGGATCTGCGCGACGGACATCGACCTTTGAGATGATCTTCGCGCCGGCCGCGACGCGCGCGAGCTGCTCTTCGAACGTGCGCGGGCGAGCGCGCTCTGCGGCCACCTTGGCGGCTTCGGCCCGAATTTCTTCGCGATGCTCGGCCAGCACCATCGTGCGCGCGTCCTCGGCCGAGTGATCGACGCAAAGTGCCCGATAGCGGTAGATCCAACGCACCCCTTCGGGGAGCCAGTTGGCGCGACGCGACTCGAGGACAGCGTTTCGATCGCGGCCCGGCAAGATCGGCTTGGGTAATTGCTCGCCGACCGCGGCCAGCTCGCGGGCCAAATCATCGCGAATGCGGTAGGCGGAGCAAAGCCCGACCGCGAGTTCGAGCGCGGCGCGGCGCACCGGAATCCGATCGAGCAACTTGGCCTTCAGCGCCGCGACCGTCTCGGGGGTGATGAACCGAGCGGACGCAATCTGCTTATGCCGCACACCCTTGATATCGCAGCCCGGCAGGCACTGACCCTTGCGGGCCAGCCGCTTGATCAGTCGGTTGCGGGCCCGGCCGACGTGCGTGTTGCTGACGCCGGTTCGCGTCGACACCGTCGCGGCGCCATACCCTTCCAGCAATAGCTGCTCGACCTCCTTGCGCAGATCCGCAGAGATCTTGCGGCCCGAATAGGCTTCGCCAGCACCAGCGGCTGGAAGCGGCATCTTCCCGTTTTGCTTCAGCTCGGCGCGATACCGACGCCGCTGCTCTGCGACGCACGCCGCGCTGACGCCGAGGCGAAGCTGGATATCGACGCCCTTGATGCCGCGGCGAAGGGCGAGCCGCAGACGATCGAGCCCCTCTGGCAGCAGATGGCCGTGCTCGTCGCGCTGGGCGGGCGTGAAGCCCTTGCGCGGACAGAGCGCGATTAGGATAGCGTTGCTGGCCGCGCTCTCACACACGCCGAATGTCGCGCCGATCCGTGCGAACGACCAACCTTCGACCTCGCGCAGTCGGATCGCCTCCTCAAGACGTGCGCCCTGCAGCTTGGGCTCGGGCGCGTTGCCGACGATCGGCGACTTGAGCTGCAGCTTAGACGCCATGACGTTGATCGCCTGCCACGACCGATCGGGCAGCGCGTCGGCAGCACCGTTCACCCCTTCGGCGGGGAACACGTCACAGAGGATGGCTATCTCCTGCGACGTCCAGGCCGGCGCCTTGCTACGCGGCATTGTTCGGAAATCCGTCGTGCTGGACGCCGTCAAGCAGCCGGCCCGCAGCTTTTTTCCTGAGGCGAGCGGCGTAGTGCACGCGCTCGCCGTGAAAGCCGGTGCCGCCTGCCAGATTGAGCCACTGTCCCGGCCGCCGCTGCTGGTCAGAGCACCGCCGCCAATCGGGGTCATCGCGCTCGCGATCGTATTCGAGAGAATGCGCGCCCCACTGCTTGAAGAAGAACGGAATGCCGGCCCCCGCACACTGATCACGAAGCGAACGAACCCAATCCGGGTGCATCGGACGCGCGCCCGCGCCGCTCTCGCCGCCGACGATCACCCAATCGATGGCCAGCTCGTCTCCGATCCCGGTGAAATCGCACTTGCGGCAGCATTCCTGCATCCCGGTCGAAGGATCGGTGATCGGAGCGTAACCGTCCTCGTCGAGCCAGTTCTCGCAATCCTGCCAGAGCAGGTGCGCCCCAAAATCGACAGGGCCGAGAAGCGGTTCAATCGACAGGAAGGTGCGACCCACGATGCCGGCCTGCTTCAGCACCTTAAGCTTCGGAATATCGCGGTCTGCCTCGTCCTGATTGGCGATTGTCGCGCCGAGCAACACGTTCGGCGGCATCACCTTCATCTCGCCATCGGCCCAGATCATGCGCTCGACGTTGCCGATGCGCTTGGTCAGCAGCAGCCAGTCCAGGTTCGGTGTCCGGTTGATCAGCTCGAAGAGATCGGACCGCCAATCCGGGTTCACCTCGTTATCGAACACGTCGGCAAGGCTGGCGCAGAATACGCGATAGCGCCGCCCTTCGGCCGCTGCTTTCCGATCCCACGCGATCGGGAGCTTCCAGTTCGCTTCGCTCGTGCGGATGCGCGGCTCACCCGCGCCCCACCGGACGCGCCCGTACCGCTGATCCATCATCGCCCAAGCGTAGCAATGCTCGCATGCCGGGCTGACCTTCGTGCAGCCGATCCACGGATTGAACGTGTGGTCTGCCCACTCGATCGCGGTGTTTTCAGCCATCGCGGCCGCCCCGATCGATGTTGCCGCGAATGACGCGGAAGGTGAGCGCGACGACGAAGGGGTTATCTTGCCAGCGCGCGCCGGGATTGGTGTGGAGTCCATCCCAAAGCCAGTTGAACGCGTGCGCGCCGCCGCCGATGATGCCGGTGACGATGGCGCGACGGTCCTCGGCCGATACCTCTCCGAACTTCGAACGCTGGCCGTCCTCGACCGCAGAGCAAACGCCCTCGGCCCAAGCGTCCTCCTCGCTGATCTCCTGCAGTCGCTCGACCTTTACGCCCTCGACGTGGAGCGTCAGGCGAGAAAACTCGCGTGGCATATGGATAGACGGCCAGAACTTTGTGCCCGCATCGGTTTCGTCGGTCGCACGATAGATCGGGCGGCCGTTGGTATGCGCCGACCGACGCGCATCTTCGATTGTCCAGACCCCGGTGCCCGAGTGCGACCATGCCTCCCGGACGTAGAGCCGATCGCCAACGGCATAGCGCGGCTCCGCGACCATCTCTCTCGTCGCGCGATACCCTCCCTCGAAGGGCTCGCCGCGATCGATGAAATCTTGGATCGATAGCCCCGGCCTGACCTTCGCCAACCGGCGCGTCTGGGTTTTCCGCCCCGCCAGCAGCGCGCGCACCATCGGCGCCGAGAAGATGATCGGACGCTCAGTCACCGCCCGACTCCCCGACATGCACGCCGGCCGCGATCCCGTCGCGCAGCGCGGCCATGCGATGGCCGGCCAGCCTGGCCGCCTCGTCGCCACGCTCTCCCACGCGGGCGTTCGCCGCCTGCACACGATCGAACCAGGCGAGCACATCCTCGCGCTCTGCCTTCCGTCCCAACTCGACGCTCTGCTCGGTATCGCGATCGGTCATTCAGCCCCCCCCAAGCTCGGCCTCGATCCGGGCGAGCGTCTCGGCCGCGTCGCGGCGCTCCAGTCGCTCCAGTTCGGGCAGGTAACAGCGCCACAGCGCGGCCTCGGCCGCCTTCAGTTCGGCCCGCAGGCGCATTATCCGCGCCGGCAGGCGGCGCTGGCGCAGATCCTCGCGGACGTGGCAGCGGTAGAGTTCCTCGCTTTCGGCATCGGTCAGCACGCGCGCCGACGAGAGCGTGTCCAGCTCCGAAAGGCGCGCATGCACGCTCATCCCCGCGGCTCCGCCGTCTCGACACCCGACGCGAGGATGGTGATGACGCGCAGGCCCTTGGCCGCGTCGACGATCCGGCTGAGGATGAAGCCGCCCGCGACGAGCTTCTGGATCTGGTAACTCGGGTTCTGGACGCTCGCGCGCTGGCCGAGCTCGCGGTTCTGCGGGCAGGGCTGGCCGTGACGGGCGCAATCGCGCAGCACGCGCAGCACGCGGGCCATGTCGCCATCGAGGCGCGCGCGCCGCGGCGCGGGGGAACGGCCGATCGAGCCCTTCTCGATCTTCAGCCGCCGAATGATGTACTGCTTGATCCCGCCGCCGATCGGCTTGTGGAACAGCGTCGCGAAGCGCTGCTCTTCCAGCGTGCGGGCGAGCTTGGCGCCGTCGGAGAAGCGGGAGAGGTGACGCTCGCAGGCGTAGACCATCTGGTCGCCCGCCTTGGCCGTCGCCAACCAGGCGCGGATCTCGCCGGCCGAGAGCGTCCACGTTTCGGGCACGGCCGCGCCGATCCCGGCCGAGGGGATCAGCGAGACTTGCTTGGCGATCCCCCCTGCCATGATCAGGGCCGCTCCCGGATCGCGGCGGCTTCCTGAATATACGCCTCCAGGCGCGGCATCAGTGCGGTCAGTCGGTCGGCAAGCGCCAGCGTCGCCTGCGGCGATCTGCGCCCGCGCGAGAGCGCTTCGGCCAGCTCGGACGAGAAGCGGCAGGTATCCGCCAGGGTGGCGGTATCGTTGTCGGGCTGGGCATCGAGATCGACGAGCGCCTTGCCCTTGGCCGCCAGCAGCGGGGCAAGGATCGTGTCATCCTCGTCGAGCATGTTGAGGACGATATCGAGCCGGGGGAGCGAGATCCGCGCGAGCGCGTCCTGCAGGTATCGGCGGGTGCAGCCACCGGCCAGGGCCAGACGATCCTGACCCTCGCGCGTGCCGGCCGGGCCATCCAGCCCCTGCGCCAGCAGCTTCTTCGCACGATCCTTCGTCAGCCGCTCGCTTTTGCGAAGGATCGGCCCGTCGGATTGTGTGACGACGCGGATATGAGCGCTTCCCGCTGTCATCACGCCGCTTCCGTTTCCTGCCCCTGGGGCAGAAGGTGCGCGATGGACTTGCCGGCGCGATCAGCCGCGAGCCGGACATGATCCAAACGAGCGGGAGAAAGTCCAACGCGAAGCCAACCGTGAACCGTCGTCACGGGGGCCTTGGTCATATCAGCGACCTCGGGCGGGCCGCCAAGATAGTCGACGATGACCTTGGTGAGAGCGGGATCGGCTTTCATAATGGAGGCGGATATTCCATAATCGAAAGTCCGCCGCAAGCCAGTTTATTCTATCTTGGAAATTTCCATAATGGTATGCCCGGTCTAAACCGTGGCATGGGCTTTGAAGACCTCGACACAATCCGCGATCTCATCCGAACGCAGGGGATCACTCAGGCCGTCATTGGCGAAGAGCTGGGCCTTACCCAAGTGCAAGTTTCCAAATCGCTGGGCGGTACGAGGCGTTTCACGGTGCGCGAGATGGACAAGCTTCGTGTGCTGCTCGGCGCCGGCCTCTCTTCGCGCGAACCCTCGCTCCGTGTGCTTCCGGTTATCGGCATGACCGCTGCAGGTAATTGGCGCGAAGCGATCCAGCAGACGCGAGACTTCATGCCCGCGTTCGATCACAACACACCGAGGAACGCCTATTATCTGGACGTCGAAGGAGACTCGATGGATCTGATCGTTCCCGACGGTGGGAGGGTACTGGTCGATCCGGACGACAAATCGCTCTTTCCTGGGCGACTGTACGTCATCCAAAACTCAGAGGGCGAAACCACCTTCAAAAAGTTTCTGGCCGATCCGGCGCGCCTAGCGCCTTGCTCGACTAATGATTCCCACCGAGAAATCCCTATGGGCGGTGAGCCCTTCTTGGTGGTTGGGCGCGTGATCTGGAGCGCTGCTCGCCACTAAGATCCTCTCGACGCTTCCTGAGCAGCTGGGGAATTGGGAGGGGATCGTAGACAGGTGTGGCTTTGGCCAAGGCCTGCTGCAGCAGCCGGGTTTCAATTGATATCGTCTGGATGTTGCCGGGCACGGTGACATAAAAGGTGCCGTTCTCATACGAGCCTAGCTTCTCGTGAATGGCGTCCTGTTCGGCATATTTGCGCTCGCTACGCCATGGGCCGAGCGCTCTCCCGAACATCACCAGCCGATGAAAAGTGACAGTCTGATACATCCCTAACCCCGAGTCGCATGAAACGTAATTCGAACATGCTCATCGGAAATTGCAACAGAGGGAATACGATAATTCGATAGTAGAATATTTGCCATTGACGCGTGCCATTCGATTATGGAATATACGCCTCGTTCCACTGAACGGAGGCCGCAATGGCTCGCACGACACGTACCCGCTCGACGCCCCGCAAGCGCAAGCCTGCTTCGGCGCCGCTGACCGATCCCAATCCCACTGTTGCCGTCGTCAGCGCGGAAGACAGTTATCGCGCCTGGCGCGATGCCCGCACCGAACAGGTGTTTTCGCCGGTTCAATATTCGGCCGTCACCGACCTGTTCGAGGATTATAAGCTCTACACCGCCGCCACGCTGGGCACCCACTCGGTAATGAAGGAGGTGGAGTTCGGGCTGCTTACCAAGGCCTGGATGCACCACCGTGTCGAAATGATGCCAATCCGCCGCGCTACCGGCGTGAAACCCGATTTCGGCGCCTGCCTCAACCGTCGTTTGATAGACGCCCGTCAGGCGGCGGCGTGATGTCGGCCGTCCTGCAACCGTGGGTCAGAGATCTGACCATGATGCAGCAGACCGTGCTGCTGACTGCGATCCGTGGCCCCGATGGCGTGCCGAAATATGGCCCGACGAAGATGCTGCTGCGCTGGTATCGGCGCTGCGTACTGCTCTCGGCGATGGATCGTAGCGTAATACCCGATCCCATGCAGGATGCTGGCGGATCGTTCACCGGGCCCAGCCTTGTTTATGCGCGACTCGCCCAAGCCTTCAATGCGCGCCAACTGGCTCACGATGATGGCGGCGACTACGACACGCTCGAAAACGCTAACGCGATCGTTGCCGAGGTCCGCGACGATCGCAACGGGTACGATCTATCGCTCGCCGAGCTGATCGAAGAGCAGGAGTATGAGGACGGCTGGGAGCCGCTGATGCACGAGGTACTTGGCCAGTACCTCCG